CCCGATGGACGCCGCAAGAGTTGGCAGCATCAAGAGGATCGGCCCCAGGACAAGCGCCAGGCCTCCCAGCACACCGACAACGACGAATAACACTTTACTGAGTTGTGGATGCTCGGAAGAAAACGCGATCAGCTTGGTTGTAACTTTTTCCAAGAGTGTCGCCAGGACGGTCAACGCCGGGAGGAGCGCCTTGCCAAATTCCTGTTGAAGGTCGCCCACCCGGTTTTTGAGTTGCACCATCGGGTCGGCGGACGCCTCGGCTTGACCGCCGAATTTCTCCATTATGGCGGTTATAACCTCGGTCGATCCGGCGCCCTTCTCCACCTCGATCCCGTATCTCTTGAGCGCGGAGGTTTCGCCGCTGATTGCACGCGCCACCAATGTCGAGGCCGCGCCCAGGTCCATGCCTTTCCCGGCTGCGAGGTCGAGGACCGCCGGCAATGCCGCCATCGCAGACTCGTAATCCCCGGAGACCGAGATCAGGCCCATCAACGCGTCCCGTTGTGCCTCATCCCCGAAGTTTGTCTTATTCTGCTGGGCGGCGATTACCCGCTCGATGGCGGCAGCCTGGGAGTCGTAGCTTGTCCCGACGTTTTTAAGGGCCACATCCAACTGGGCGATCCCGATGGCTTCGGCCTGGGCAGAACTGACCGCGGACGCGCCAAGCGCGGTTATCCCGGCGCCCAAAGCGGTCAGCCCGACGCCGATGGCCTTCCTGTGCTTCTTGATGCCGTCCGCCATCTTGCCGAAAGCCGACTGGGTTTTCTTGAAACCTTCCTCGGCGTTTTTGGGATTCGCGGTTATTTCTATCTCAACAGAGTTAGCCATTGTCCTCGTCCGGCTGTCCTTCCTGTACTATCGCCACCATTCTGAGCAGCGTCACGTCCTCGGCCATCAGCGCCGAAGGCAGACAGCTATACCGCTGGCAAAGGCCGTCGATCAACTCGGCCTGTTCTAAATCCCACGGCTTAGTTATCGTCCGACCGTCCCGGTCGACGCCGCCGCCAACGTGCTTATATCGGCGGATGTCTCGGCTAAAGGGGCCGGGACCGCCGCGACCGCCTCGATCCAATGCTGGACTATCAGCATCGCCAGCGCCAAAGGAATCTGGAGCATACCGGCCCCGGTTGCCGGGATAGACTCCCCGCCGGCGCCTTCCAGGTTCCACTCCATCAAAACCTCGCCGCCGAATAGCTCGGCCATCTTGACCTGGTCGTCGCCCTCGGCAGCTTCCCGGAGTGCGATGTAATGGGCGAAGCTAACATTTAGCTTGACCCATACCTCGGCGCCGTCGTAGTCCGTCCCGGAGAATGTGATGTGGGCGGTCTGGTCCGGGATACGAAAGCCCTTCTTTGTCGGCTTCGTCCCGTTAAGCGCGACCATTTAAGCCCACGTCGGGACTACGCCACCGGCTAAAGCGCCCGGCGCCGAGAATGTCAGCGACCCGTCACTCCCTCGACTCAGAGCATAATCGGTGTAAAATAGCTCCCCTGCCAATACCTGGCCGGAGATGGTCAAGGTCGTGGTACGGGCGACCGACGACGACGGGACGGTTTTGAACACATCATGGGCCATATTACTCGCATCATCGAACACTCCTGAGACGGACACGGTGAAATCTGCCAACAGGAGCAGCCGCTCACGGGCCGACTTATCCAATCCGGTAATGTCCTGTTCCTCTCGCGGTGTGGCGAAGTCTAAATTGGTGATGTCGTTTGATATTGTCCGGGCGCTTCCGCCGGAGTCGTCGATCGCGACGGTCATGCCGAGTCCTGATTCTTTAGCCATTTATAGCCCTCCTGTATTCTGTGTTGTTCCAGGTGTCCATATATTCCAGCGGTTCAAGTATTTTTTTGTTTAGACTCATAACCGGGTCGCGGTCGTGCGGTATCTTATGCCGGCCAAGTTCTCCATCAAAGCACGTCTGGCCCGGCGCGAAATGGAAAACGATCAGCACGTCTTGTCGCTCCTCGGTGAACTCCATCCCCGACCGGCGCACCCACTCGATATTCCCCAGGTCGGTTGACGGGAGGATCGTCCGCCAGCCGTTGATATAATTCCGGCAGTTGACCTCGGCGCAACTTGCCAGCTTCCAGTAATCCGGACCGGCGGGCCGGTTGATCCGCCAACGCATCATTGCCCATAATCTCCATAAACGCGGCGCTCGGTTATCAGACCAGCCTCGCCAAGCTCCCGTAGGACGTCCGCGAATCCCTCATGGTCCGCCATGATCTGGCGCATCTCATTTTCGACCACCGCCTGGCGGGTTACCACGTCGGAGACTTTATCGGCCATCTCGGTGTCCAGTTCCCGGTCCCGGATAGCTTCAATAGCCGGGCCATATTCTGACTTTAGCGCCTCAATACTATCCAGAGCTGAGTCGATATTGCCCCGGAGCGTTACCACCCAGCCAATCAGGCCGATCACAATGACGGCGACCGGGATCAGGCTTAGTCCTAATTGCAAAGGTTTCATTCTATCCGCTCCCAATGGGCGCCGATCCCCGCCATATACATCAGCCGCTCATGTAGGGCGCAGCGGCGGCAGATACGGTCTGACCACTCCGCCCGCTTCCAGCTATGGAGATTTAGCCGACATAAAAAACTCATCAGTCGGCCTCAAGTATTTTCATTGACAGGGCGATGATTCCGCCCACCGACGTTCCGGTGGCGACTTCGTTGCTGAGCCATATTCCGGCGCCGGCTGTTCCTCCCAAAATCATCAACGCGAGGAATATCTGCGGGCGAATCCGTTCCCTGATCGACCGGCGTGGCGGCGGCTGGTTAGGGCGCTGGTCAGAAGGAGACATCATCCTGGCTCGTTCCTCTACGGGTTGAGACTATAAAGTCAAGATTCGAGAATGTCCCCGTGGTGGTGATTCTTAGATACCGCTCGACCGCTCCGGAGACCGTTATCCGCTCGGCGGTTGGAGCCGAGGCGTAACCCACCGCGGTGAACGACAAGACGGTCGCGAAGGCATCGCTGCTCCCGTTATCGCTGGACTGCTGGATCGTCACGGTCGGCGTCCCGGAATCACAATCAACGATCTCCAGATATGCCACCATGCCGGCGGAGGTTGCCGCGCCGTCGTCCCGGCTGGTCGATGAGCCAGCGCTGGAGTGGGTCTCTTTCCCGGTGGTCAAAGTCTCGCACCAGTCGAGCCCGACGCCGTTAGCCTGGGAGTCGATCGTAAAACTGAGCGACCCATCCGACCCTCGGCTCCCGTCATAATTGATCTGTTTGGATACCAGACAGGCGGCCACGTCGCCGCGGGTAGCTCCGACAGCCCAGGTCACTATCCGGTCGGTAGTCGGCAGACTTTTGAAGGCGGCGTGTTCTTGTTCTGTCGAGTCATTAAACCAGGAATTGACGGCCAGATTGCCGTCCGATAATCCCATGACCCGCTCATGGCCCGAGGCGTTGAGGGCCGTCGAATCTAATAATTCCCTCGGCGAGCTGGCGTTATTGATCGCCGCGACGTCCCCGCTGAGGTCGTAACCGCCGACGAATATCTGCCCGCCGAGTCCGCTTTTCTTTGCCATTGGCCGCTCCTACGGTGTGATATTTATCTCTTCGTAAATTTGAATATCAAATTGGACTGTCGCCGTCCGATACAAGCCTCCGCCCATATCCAGAGTCGCGACCGTCGCGGGGCCGACCGTTGAGTCGGTACAATTCCCGGCAAGGTTGGCGTCCGAGCGGAGTTTGGTGTCAACCTCCACCATCGCGTCCCAAAGTTCCAACTCGATGCTTTCCCGGACATCTGCCGACGCCTGAAGTCGGAAGTAAGCCCGGACCATTATCCGGGTCGTCGAGCCGATATTGGACAACGTCTGCCATCCGCCGGTCCGTCCCTGGACCCAGTACGCCAAGACCGGAGTCCCGGACAGCGCCAGAGGCTCAGCCCGGATAACCGCGGTGAAGGCCGGGTCGGTTATGGACGACAGCAGAACGTCGATCCTGTCCAATGCTCCTGATCTGCTCAATCGAAAGCCTCCACCAGCGCGTCGCCGATGTACTTGTGGAG